CTTCAATTTGGTTTTGAAGTTGTTTTTCAAATTCGCTGAATTGCTCGATTTTCTTAGTAATAGTTCCAGCATACGAATACTGCGCATCGTTACCAGCTTTACTGTCGGCACTAATACGACCACGAAGCCCACCTTTGAAGTTGAAAGATTGGCTCAAAACTGGAGATTTGAACGTTTCTCCCTTGTTGGTTTTGATTGTTACCCACTGACCAACATCAAGCAATAGATGTCCTTGATAATCCAGGCTAAACGGATAGTACCTGATGTCCTTGATATCATGATAAAGGTTATCTAAAATCGATTGAGTCATGAACGGATTATCTAATTCCAATGAACGACCTGTACGCAATCCAACCGTGAGCGTTTCTTTATCTTTCTTACAAGTTATCCCAGCTATCTGATACTCAATCTCGCTCTTGGTCAATCCGTGCATGAAGTAGCTATCAGCAGTAATTATGATACCTGAATCAGTCAATTCCTTAACTTCAAGTTTTCCCTCACGGTTGAAAAAACAAGACATTCCGAGCATTTGAGCTGATAGCCCTAATACTTCTCGGAATGTCATTTTTTTATCTTCAGGAATTTTCTCAATCCGATAATTCATGGATGCAAGACCCATGTTTTCATTGGCAAGTTCGACACCTGTCTTTAGACAGATTTCTTTGATTACATTTCTGATTTCTGCTGGGAATGTTAAGTCTGTGACATATTCACGGTTCAACTTAAACATGCCGTCCATAAGGTCTATGGTAGTAGTGTTACGATTTCGGTCGATTTCAATATCATTGATAAAGTATTCACCCATATTCACCCATTCATAGGTTTCGTCAGCTAAACGAATACCAATCTTTGGGGTTATTTTATCTAGCTTATTGAATGTCGTGATAATACTTGTGAACGTAATCTTACCACTGCCCGCACACGTTCCACCAGGCTTGTAGGTATCACCTTTGATATAGCCATAATCAAAACTAGCCTCTTTGATATCAATATTCCAATACTTCCCTACTCTGATCCCAAAATCACGGTCTTTAGCCAACATAGCTTCATCAAATTTCTTTCGTCTGAATATATCCATGTTCTACCTACCTCTCTATCAAGTTAAACTTAGCACCAGACCAAGGTTTGAACTTCTCAGTAAATGAGTAGCTTGGAGCTGTTCTGTCCCCTACATAAAAAGTCTTGGTTATTTGACCTAGAATCGGGTCAGGATATACAACATCAAAAAAGACTGCTGATACAGCATTTAAAATCTGACTCATTTCATCTTGAGTCAGCATGCCCCACTCACAGTCTAGTTTGCGTTTAACTGCGATACGGTCACGCACCATGTTTCCATTTGCATTACGTCCCGTTTCTCCGTCGATATCCTGAATACCGACTTGAAAAGATTTGGGAGGCTTAACAGCCACCCCATTAATAATTAAGCGTGCCATTTTACCTCCCTTTAAATGTTAAGCAAGACTTGTCCTGCACGTTCTTGTTCTCGATTGATTTCTTGGATGGCCACACGACCGAATTCATGACCGCCGATTTGAATAACAATGTCACCAGACGGTAATGGATAACTTGTAGGTGCATTGTTAGCAGGCATTCTTTCAGCCAATTTTTGAGCCAAGATAGAAATCCAACCTGTATTCCGTTCAAGAGGCATTACTGCTTCTTGACCAGCTTCTCCGACCCCGATAATGCTAGGAGAGTTGAATACACCACCTCTTGCATACCAATCTACAGAGAATGATGGAATTCTTGGAGGCATCAAGCTAAAGCTACCAGATATATTAAAGTGAGGGAGCTTGATTTTTGGTAAACTCCAATCAAAATTAAAGAAACTTTTCAGTCTATCAATGCCACTTTTAACAATACTCTTAGCATTTTCCATGGCATCATTAAACAGATTTCTAAACCAATTTGGAATTTCTCTCAAAGCGTTTTGAATGTCGTTCCATCTATCACTGAACCAAGAGCCGACATTCTCAAAAGTTGAATTCACGTTATCTCTACCAGATTGGAATTTCTCTCCAAGCCAAGTGTTCGCTTCAGAAAGTGCATCTTTTGATTCGTTCCAAAAGTCACCAAACCATGAACCTAACTTGCCAAATGCATTGCTAATTGTATCCCAACCTTGTTGGAATTTATCACCTAACCAAGTATTCACATCTGAAAGGGCATTGGTAACATCTGACCATCTATCGCCAAACCAAGAACCTAGATTACCGAAGATATTAGCGATAGCGTCCCATGCGCCTTGGAATGTATTAGAGAACCAGTCTCCAGCACCGCCTAGAATGTTGGTAATCCCATCCCATGCACTCTGGAACGTTGAAATAATTGTATTCCAGATGTTCGTCAAAATGTTAATAATTAAGTTAGATAACGACTTGAAGATAGCTACAACGATTTCAAGCACCCCGTTAAAGATACTAGAGAAACCTTCAATGATTTTGGACATATCTCCATTGATGATACCTATTATCACGTCGATAATACCTTTAATGATATCAATGACACCAGATACAATGTCTGAAAGTGTATCAAAGAATGTTTTTAATTCATCCCCAACACGCTTAATTGAAGGTGCTAACTCATTAATAATTTTCTCGATAATGAAAGTAATTAAAGGTTCAAGTTTGTCGTACACGACTCCAATCAAGTCAGCAATACTGCCTAGTAAATCTAGGAACTTCTCAACCGCTGGACCTATATGATTTTCAATCGTATCTGCAAACCCAGCACCTATTTCTTCCAAAATCGGCTGGATTTTTTCATCCCAAACGGTCGTGAACGTTTTGACGATAGATGATACTGAATCTCCAGCTTTGTCAATTAACGGCTTGATATGCTCGTCATAGACTTTATTAGCTTTTTCAAAGACGGACTTCATAGTGCTGGCTAGAGCTTCGACAACTGGCTCGGCAGCTTTGAGCAAACCAGTAAACATTTCTGTAATGTTTCCTTGGTTGCCTGTGATTACTTTTTCAATCTGTTTTACAACATCTCGGGTGTATTTAGCGATTATCTCTTGCACACCCATAAATGCGTATGTGAACGCAGAGATAAGACCAGCACCGATATTTGTAGCAGGTTCACTTGTTATGGTGTCGTAGAAGATTTGACCGATACTTTGCGCAATATTCCCAATACTAGCAATCATATCGCCATTAATATCAAACATACGAATGAGCCATGACTTTATGTCCCACTTGGTGTCATTTAGAGATTTGTTCAGACTTTCAGCAAGAAATACTGCAATACCCATAATGACATTAGCTATCGCTCCAGCCGTCTGACCAAGCGCAAAGGCTAATTTTTCCCCAAAACGAGCTGCAGCTTGCAAGACCGTTCCATCTTCAAAGATATCCTTGATAGATTTCCAGATGCCACTCAATGCATTTTTCAGTCTCTCAAGACTATCCCACCTAAATGATAGTGAGAAACCTTTTTTAAATAAATCCCAAAGTTTCGCTAAATAATCAAACAACCCTTTTAGTTTATCTCCAAGACCATCAAAAATGCTCTTGAACTGGTTATCCATGTCGGTCAACTCGACTTCTGGTAAGATGTCTTTGAAAGGTGCGCCACCGCCACCTCCTTTTCCTTTCTTACCTTTGCCACCTCCGCCACCTCTACCTTTACCAGCTCCGTCTCCGTCGTCAGGGTCTTCCTTTTTGTTTAAGAGGTTGATCTCGTCAAATCCCATTAAACCAAGTAACTCTTTAACGGCTTTCTTGGCTGACTTGGCAGTGTCGTCTAAGTTATCGGCCATACCACCTGAAGCATCGTCTGCATCATCCATGGCATCAGCAAGGTCACCAGCTCCGCCTGCTGCATCTTTCAAAGCATCGCCAGCGCTACTTGCTGCACTAGCTACACCGCCATCTTTAACGGTCGCTTTCTTGTTAAATAGCAAGGCAATAAACTCTGCTAATTTGCCAGTGACATTTTTCAATACCATAGCAAACGAGTTCAAGACTGGCATAATAGCATTGATAATCGGTAAAAAAGCATTCCCGATATTAAGAGCTGAGTCTTTCAGCAATGATTTAAACAAGCTAATGCGCCCATTTACTGATTGTGACAAGGTCGTGCCATACTTAGCTGTGGCTTGTTCTAAAATGGCCATTAAACGAATTTGTTGTTGTGTTTGGTAGTCTAACTGGTTCCAGCTTTGACCATTTGCAAAACGTTTAAAGGCTTCTGTGGACTGGATCATGGCCACGTTTACGTTGATACCTAAGTCCTCGATTGCTTCTGTGTTACCTAGCAAACCTGAACGGATACGCTCCATGACGTCTGTAATGCTACGACCTGAACCTTCAGCAACAACCGCAGATGTCTGCAACATTTTAGCAGTATAGGCGCTTAGTTTATTAGTATCTTTGATAAATCCAGAAAATAAGTTTGAGTAGACCGCACCGTAGTTAGTAGCCTCACCCACCCCCATATTCATAGCGTTAGCGTTATCGTTAACCCATTTTAAGAAAGATTGCGAACTCTCGCCCATCTGGCGCTTGATTTGGTTCATAGATGCCGATACTTCAAGAGCTGTCTGCGCTGAATACATCCCAACATCAAGCAACTTCTTACCAAGATAGGCAAACCCTGCAAACTTGGCTAGCTTACCAAACGCACTACCGATAGAGTTCGACTGTTCACGAACTTTTGCAGTGGAATTTTTCACTTGGTCAGATGTCCCTTTAACCTGGTTCTCGACTTCTTTCATCTTTTTCTTGAAAGGCGCTATCTCAGCGTCAATCATGACTTTTAATTCATCAAGAGTTACCATTTGCTCCCTCCTTCCTTTTGCGATTATGTCTTTCTGCAAATTCACGCATCCGTTCCTTATGCAACAAAAACGCTTGTCTCTGTCGTTCCTGTTCTACCGCTTGTTGTTCTTCTACAAACAACTCAGGCGCATATTCCCAGAACTCAAAGACCTTGGCATCTTTGGATAATAATAAGGAAATATGGTTGGATATCATCTGCGAAAGTCTATAAGAGTCAATAATCTTCTCTTTACGCTCTTGTTTTTTGACACGGTTATAGCTTTCAATCATTTCTCTGATTTCAAGTACCGTTAAATCCCAAAAAACGAGAGGCTCCCCCCCGATGTCTAAAAACATAGGGTAAAGCCTCTCAACAATCTGCGTTACCGTTAAGATTACTCGACTACTGTCATTTTCTTCTTGGAAGTTTTCTTGGCCTTGCTTCCTCGTGGAGTAAAACCCGATACTTCAAACAGTGGCATTAAAACATCTGTCATGAAGGTCGCTTGGTCTCCACCATTGTCCACGTATTCATCGTATAGATCATAGACATCATCAAGAGAATATCCATTCTCATACTTTTGCAATGCTCCGTGAACTAACAACAACATAACTTTCAAAGGTGGCAAAGTGAATTCTTCGCCAGCCTCAGGCATGAAGATTTTCAATAGGTTCATACCAATTTTTTCTTCAACTTTTGTTGCTTGATGAGATGAAAGTCGTAGTTTCAACTCTTTCTCATCACTAATCTTCCAAATTGAGTAAGGTAACGCCATTTAATTAACCTCCAATTCCGTCTGTAAATTCAAGTTCAGACTGCAATGCAATTTTAAGAGTAAACTCAATGACAGAGTTCACACCACCACCACCAAGTTTGACAGATACTTGACCTTCGAATTTAACCTTGGTGTTGTCTGGGTATGTTTGTTCAAAGAAAAGCTTTGTCTTGTTGTCTGCTGCGTTACGCAAAATACGATATGGAGCACTTGCTCCGTCGTTTTTATAAGCAAATTTGTATTCAAGTTCTCCAGCATCACCAATACCGAATTCATATTTTTTAACCTTATCTTCAAGGGTGGTGTTTTCAACCTTTTCAGGTTCAATACCGAATTCAGGTACTTCTTTAAGTCCTGCAAGTTTTGTATAAGTTCCTTTAGCTGTCCCGTAAGAAAGCGTAATTCCGTTTGCTAACATGTATTAATTCTCCATTCTGTATTGATAAACAAGCTTAGAGTCAAGGTCGACAATACCTTCAAATCTCATCAATTTATGCCTCAAATGAGAGGGGTCAGGGATATCTTGACTTTCAATCCTACGCAAACCCAATGAAGCAAAAATCTCATTGATTTTAACTGCGAGATTGCTAGTGCTATCATTATCAAAGATATCAACCTTATAGCGAATTGTTGTTTTTTGTTCTTTATCGTCGAACCAGTCGCCTGGCTTGTTTTGTTCTTCCAAAAAAATAACGACTGGGAAGTTCTCCCAATCGCTTGGATAAGTGTCGGTCACATTATCTGCGACCTTCTGCAATTCTTTATAAATAACTGGCTTAATATTGATCATCTTATCTGTTCTCTAATCTTTCTACTAACGTATTTTGAAATGTTGTTTGATATGCGTTCGTGATTGTCTTTCAAAGCGGGGTACAAGTACGGTTGTGCGGGCTGTCCATAAATCTTGTAGAACTCTCCCATTTTTTGGAAGTGATAAGGCCCTACGTCAATCTGGTCTTCATGCACGAACCAAGGGGTGGAACGATAAGACACGTTCACGTCAGGAGAAATCCCAGCGTGACTATCTTGACCTTTTGGTCCAGTTCCGAGTTCGACATAAGGAGCATAGTGTAGATTTGTGTAAACCTCTCCTATGACCTTGTCCCCGTCCATTTTAACCCTAGTCTTGATACTATTTCTTAGCTCGCCCCCATTCGATGGTACTCTTAGTTTAGCATCTGCTTGAACTACATTTTTACACGCATTCAAGACCGCACGCCTGACGATAT